ACTGTAGCAGTAGGAGTAAACGCTACAATGGTCGTTGTTATTGTATCTGCTGTGTTGTCTTTAATTGGATAATATTTTTCATAAATAGCGGCAGTTGCACTATTTGATTCTATAACTCTTAACCACTTACCTGCGAAATCAGAGGGTGTCCAACCTGCTGCGGCTACTACAAACTCACCACGACCATCTGCGTTTTCATCATCACCGCCTGTTGCAGTAAAATGAGCGCCACCATTATCATCGATAGCAATAACATGACCCATGATTTTCAATGAGCCTTCACCAATAATTTTACCCTTCAATATTGCATTATCGTAATAAGTACCAGCGGCAAGGTATATAACAACCTTATGGTCTATAAAGGATGGCAAAATATTATCATAAACATACTGTCTTGTTTTACATGGAGAAGCAACAATACCGCAAGTATCGTTATCAGTACCGGTGGTTGCTATATAAATGTCCATATCTGCTATTGTTTTGTCAACCATATTTGGGGCAAATAAAAACCCCTGAATTTCAGCATCACCACAAATCAATTCATCAAGTTCAGAATCTAATCCTTCTGCCGTTAAACAATCGCCTATCGAAAAATAATCTCCTGTGGGTGATTGAAGCCTCGTTGAAACGCTGTCATTATACATGAAATTGTCAATTACAGGACTTGCAAATGCCGTAGATGTAAAAGCAAATGAAGCTAAAATAAATGATAATAATATTTTTTTAAATTTCATATTTGTTCTCCTTAATTACAAAGCCATTTAATGTCATCACCAGCATTATCTGTAGATACATAAACTTCGTCTAAATTTGATGTACTTAACTCGATGCTTGCATTTTGATTTAATCTTATGCCCTCATTAATTCCACTTGAATTAGTAACTGTTGAACCACCAATGTAAATTGCCCCAACATTCTTATAAGACGCTTGAAATACGCAAGTGCCTGTAAGCACTAAAGCTGGCATTTGTAAACTATAAAGAATCCCTGCGTCTGGTATATCTTCAACGCCGCTATCATAAGCACCTTTGAAAATAGGCGCTACACTTACCAATAAATTACCAGAACCATCACAATTCAATAATTCAAGTTCGTTAGAGTTAGAACCATCGGCACAACCCATCAGATTTGAAGTTTGATTTTGCAATGGCACGAAACCTTTTTTGGCATATGCTACACTTGCTACAAACATTAATAACGCTAAAAATATTATTATCTTTTTCATATTTAAACTCCTTTATTTTTGTTCTGCTACCCTAGCTGATATTTCAAGTGGATTATTCCAATATCCATATTTAATGTTATAATAAATATATACTGGCAAGAACCCTATAATCCAGTATCTAAGCCATTGTTGTAAATGCTTCGATTCATGTTTTATCAATCTCTCGTTCTCTTTATACTCAGGCGGATAGATAAATATAAAAGGCCAAATAGTAACACCGACAATATTAACGCCCTTGTTAAATTTATCGGCTATGCCAACTATAAATCTAGCTATTAAACCTGTTCTTATTCTATAATTTGCTATCATTTTGTTTTTTCCTAAGACCAACAATTTTAGAAAAATTCCTATCAAATTTCATATACATAATATTAGCTATTTCAAATGTCATCCATATATCATCGGTAGTGCAAATTTCTAATCTTCCAGATTCTGCTTCAATAATTTTAGTTATATTCATCAAATCAGGTTTTTCTTTGTTTTGAGCAGACACCATTTCCCTTGTAATATTTTTAAGATAGTTATGTTCTGCTATTTCAAATTCTTCTGTTTTGCCATTAATGAAAGTTATCTCAACTTTATAACTATCTGGAATTTCTTGATTATCTTTTAATACATGGACTTTATTCATTTTGTAATCTCCTTATAAAATTCTCATTATAAATCTAACCCTAATTGATCTAGGCTGTATTGATTCAGTTGCTGAAAGTTGGTTGTTCATTGTGTCTGTTGTAGTGTTGGCATCGCCAGGATCAGTTGAATTAGTGTCACCTGGATCGGTTGATCCTGTGTTACCAAGAATATCAGTTGAAGCAAGAGAGCTAACTACGTTTCCACCTGCAACAGCCGCAGCAATGTGATAGCCTGAAGTAAAAGTATCGGCAGTAGGGACATAAAGCATATCGGGGTCGACATTACTATCACCTATTAACGCATATAAAGTACCATAATTATGTATATGACTAGGCATTGTGTGAATATGAGTGGGCATTGTGTGAATATGCCCAGTCATTGTATGTGCATGTTGAATATTAATTTGATGACTAGCATTTCCAATAGCCGCCGCATTCCAAGCGGCAACATCAATATCCCCACCGCCTTCTGTACCAAAACCAACTAAATAACGATTTGACATATCAGGAGTAGCTTGCCCATTCAAGGCACTCAACGCATTGGAAACATTCTGACCATCGCAATATTGCCAATGGTCTGTATCAAAGGTTGCAGTAGCATTAAAATCATAAAATGGAATTATAGAACCAACAGGAACTAAACTGGGGTTTCCTGATGATTGGCCCAAAGTAAAACTTGAACCAGTTGAAATTATTTGTCCCAACACAGGAATTTCAAGGTTTGTGCCTCTACGTCTAAAAAGTATAATTTCATGTTCGTCAGTATTTGTTGTTAAGTTTGCTTCTGGCTCAATGCAATATTCTCTAACAACTATATTTGCATACACACCTTGCAATGCTAATGCAGCATCTGCATTATCTAATATAGCAACAACGACATCGCCATCTGCCAAAGACAAAGGACTGTCTGCAAGCGCAATAGTATTTGTAAAAACATCACCACCAACTTTGAATATAATTTCTATATCTTGTGTAAATGTTATATCTGCACCATCCCAACCAATTGCAGCATCAGAACGAAATAAAATTGAATAAATAACATCTCTGTAATATTCACCGAAATCAATCCATTCTTTAATCTTCAAAAATAACCAGTTCATCCATTGAAAAGGTGGTTTTTCACTAGCAAGCCAGCCTAATAATTTCTTAGCTGCACTTGGTTCTATTGTATAAGAAGCGGCACCGTCAGCCCATTTTGGTTTTATCGGTTTGCCTAAATTTCCTGCCATAATTTAATCTCCTAGTTAAGTCGCTGTTAAAGCAGCGAATTTTCCGCCTAATGTTGGATCAAGTGCATCGCTAAAGCCTAATCCATCTGGATTGCCATCAAAAACAAAAGCATCGCCGTCCTCATACCATCCAATGCCTATCACTTCAACACCGCCGGCGGCTACTAATTCCATTACATTAAAAATTCCAACTTGGTCATCATAATTTAATTCGTAAATTTCAATGTCATCATACTCAACCCAACCTGCTGCAATATGGTCTGAACCAAAATCAATTGTTGTAGCAGTAGCTTGGAATATTATATCAAATTCATACCAACTTGCATAAGGAAAACCTGTATAAATTATCACAGCACCATTTGTTACAATAGGCAAATTTCCTAAAGCGTTCTGCATCATCACTCTGCCGTTGACCTTATACCAATTTCCAATAGTTAATTTAGTCTGCTGTGCAGCAGGATTATTGATTGCATTGTAAGTAACTCTCAAAGATTGTAATCCTTCATATGGAGTAACTAAACTTTTTGTTAATGTCGCACCATTAACTACAGTCCAAAATCCAAGACCTGCGATTTCCATGTCATTATCATCAAGCAATTGTGAACCTGTTATTGGAGCAGAACCAGCAAATATAGCTATTTCTGCTGGCCAATGTTCTGTCATATATGAAACGCTGACCTCACTTATAAGATTGAAAACACTTATTACGTCTTGCGCTCTGCCTTGTGAAACATTTTGACCAATTTTACCATATAATGAAATTCTATAAGATGTATCGTTTTGACCGCCTCTATCTTTACCGACAATTTCACCTATTCCGTCTAATTGTTTTCCTGATGCTGCATCTATATTTCTTAAAGTTAATAAATCATAAAAAGCATTTTCAACTTCTTGATGACCATACAAAAACGCCTGTATGAAACCCATTACCAAAGTTTTATCTTTGAATTGACTTAATAATCTTGCTAGGCCATCTTCAACGTGCGTTGTTATTTTTGTTGGTAATAAAGCCATCTAATACCTTATGTTATATTGGTGACAATTATTCTTGAAGTGTCCCAAGTTGATATTTCATTAACTGCAACTGCTATATTAGCGTCATCATGTGAAGTTGTATCAATTTCTGCGTCTGGTTGTGAAAGGCCACTAGCACAAACATAATTTGACATTGGTGTCGGTGTTCCTGCTGCTGCTGCCGTAACTGTGATTTCTCTTGCCGCCGTAACTGACGCAGTTGCAACTGTTGCTAGGGCTTGTATAGCTGTTGCTAAATCTGTCATTGTCTGGTTGTGAGTTGCATTAAAAGGCACTTGAGCAATCGCTACTCCTGCAACATCAAGGTCTATCGTATTTAAGGCCACAAAATCAGCGTCCATAGTTAAAGTCTGAACAAGTGCTATATTTGCAACTGCAATCCTGAAATCAATATCATCAATTCCAATAACTTCATGTACAGCTTCGTATAATTCTGTAACGATAACATCATCACCAATACTAAAACCGGTTGTTGTATTTTCTGCGAAAGCAACAACATTAGTTTTTATTGAAGTTTCACCGCCTGTTGGAAAAGTTGAATTTACAACAATATCAACTTCAAGCCAAATTGTGATTGGCGTTGGCCTTGAAAAATAAATTGTATGGTCAAAATCCTGCGAATCTGTAATTACTTCTGACGAACTTCCATAAGTTTGTATTCCCGCAGCCTTAGTGTCCCAAATAGCCTCCGCTATATCCGCATCAACGCCATCCAAAACAACACATTCAATAGATTTAGCAGGTCTACCTGCTCCATCAACTACCATTGTATCATTTTCATACACCAGCGCAGCAGTAACATCATCAATATCGAGTATTTCTGCTCTTATACCATCAACAGTAGCAGAACCCGGAGCGGCCAAAGTTTGCATCCTTCTTATTCTTAATGCCGCATCTGTTTCAATATCGTTTCCTGTATCTATATCTAAAGGATTTGAAACGCTGTCCCATCCAACAACTATGGTTTCTATTACTGTTAACGAACCAGATAATGCAGCTACAGCACCAGGCGTTTGAGCAATAACTTCAATATCTATGTTTGGCAATAATCCGGCTGTTGTTTCTGCAACCGATATTGTTATCGGTGTTCCTACAATTTCTAATGAATTTGTATTACCTTCCAAAATAGCAACTTGTGGTTGTGAACCATCTGCGCCAGCAAAAGTAACTGTAAAACCAGCCGCAAAAGTTCCTGCTACTGTTACAGCAGATAACACACTCAAAGCATTTAAAGCGTTTTGTACCGCAATGGCCGCAGCGTTCCATGCTATGACACCAGTTTCTTCACCATCAAAAATTAAAGTGAAAGACCCAGCGTCAGGAACAAAGCTAAATGTTATATCTTGAATTTCATCCGTTCCAGCACCTATTGTGCCAGCGGCTACTGTTTCAAATGTTAAATCAGAATTTCCACTTACTGAAATCACAGAAGCAATCGGAATCACAGTTGCCAACGTACCTTTTGCATTAACACTACCAGTTGAATATGTAGCGGCCAATCTTTCAATGCCTGTAAGACTAACAACCCAATCTAAACTAACGCCTGATGCTGTTTCAGGATACATAGCGTCATAAAGAGCCTGTCCAAGTTCCCATAACAAAGCTTCTCGTTCTGCATTTATTCCAACTTCTTGACCAAGTACGCTTTCAGGTTGTAAATTAATACCATTACCAAAAGCAGCCTTGAGAGAAGTTTCTTTTTCAAGTTTAACATCTTCCAATCGTTTTATAACAAATCCAGCATCTGTTACGCCATAAGCCATATTAGACCTCTATAATTTTATTAAAATCAATGTCGCCATCTTCTGAACGACATCGAAATTCAAAAGTTAATTCTCTAGTTCCAGTAAATTCTAAATTAAATTCTAACAATTCTAATATCCCTGGTGTGTCTAAAATTATTGTCTTAAATGCAGCAGATACAGCCTGAAAATCAGGGTTTTTAACTAAGACATCTTGATAATAAGGCAATCCAACCGTTTCATCTAAAAACCATTCGCCTAAAAACGTTGATAGACGTATCAATAAAGATTGTCTTTTAGATTCTAAACCAGAAGTTAAAGAAACCTCATTATCTACAATCTCAATATCTCCTGTTGTTTCATCAAGTTTTAAATCCATATTAAACTATTCCTACGGCATCATGTCCATCGCCATGAGTATCTGCACCACTACATTTTGCAAAACCTGTTATATGAGCAACCACAGTTGATGATATAGCTTCTGCTATCTCATCAGCCCATTTTTCAAGCGCATAATTTGGGTCATTCAAGTCGGTTAAAGTAACACTTTCCCATGTTCCTAAATTCGCTATAATGGCCGCTTTCATTGCTGTTTTTAATGTTGCTGAACTCATTGCCATAATTAATACCTCATATCTATTTTACACTATCGAAGTTACGACTCCAAGAAACTTTTTAAATTAGTTTGGTCACTTGGAAACAACGGATGTTGCAAAGGTTGTAATCCAATTCCTGTAACTGTTTTCGCTTCTTGTATGTGTGTTAAAATATCATTTAAAACTTTTATTAATTCATTCGTGCTATTTTGCACTTGAATATGTCCGTTTGGTTTTATTCTAAATTCTGTTCTACCACCGCCATCATTGCCATTTCGTATAATAATATCGTCACCATTATCAACAGGCACAGTATCGTTGAACGGATAACAACCCGGATAAGCTATTGCATCTGATATCTGATGCTTTCTTACATCTTCTGGGTCAACTTCACCGCCTGATGTAAGCCATTTTTCAAGCGACCTGTCAGCAATCCATAAAGTTACTTGGTCGTCTTTTTTAAGTGGTAAATGAATATATGCTTTACCGGCTCTAGGATGCGCCACAGGTACGTTATAAATAATAGGTGCTGAAACTACGCTACCATCAGAATATTTCTTTTTAAATTGAGGTCTTACATCTGCCAACATTTTATCTTTATCATATTTTATAATAATAGCAGGAACACAAACTCTAAGATCATAAGCTGATTTTTCGCATGATTGCTTTATTACTTCCGCCCACGAAGGAGTAGCGGAACTTGTTTTTTTTACATCATTTATAAAATCTGACATTATGCGGCCTCACATTTCGTTTTAAAAACATTTCCATGTGAATCGCCTTTGTGTTTAACTGTGCTTATAGTATAAATTCCATTTACAAACTTGCTAACTATTTTAACTCTGCGTCCGGGTCTTAATGTAGGATATAAAAGTGTTTCAAATTCAACTCCTTCTTCTGTCTTTTCAGGAATATTAATTAATCCAGTTTTTTCGCTTAATTCTACGATTGAATCTGTAGTAC